GGTGGATTAGTCCACCAGCAAGTCCGGAGTGAGTATTGTAATCCCGTAGATATTGCCACTCGGTGTGTGACGTGTTGTGTGTGTCGTAGTTAGAATACTTACCAGTGAACCACGGCTTTGTAAATACTTGCTTATAGATGTGCTCAACACGGTGTGTTTCAGTAACCTGCCGCATAGTTTTATCCCAAGAGTAATACGAATTTGGGACAGACCAAGGAGATGATCCCTCATAGTCAACACCTGTTGTTCGTCCAATCCAGTTTGCCATGATGGTTGAAGCGGTAGCTACTGTGCCGGTTAGGTTGAAATAAGTATCTGTTAGGATCTTACTCCACGACTTACCGCGTGTAAGATCTCCGTGTGCTACGTTAGTAAACCTAGCGTCTGCAACGCACTGTCCTACTAGGCGGGCATCTCCCGTTGTTTGCCACACTGCCATGGCGGCACCGGTCAATCGGGCGCCACCCAAACTCCAAGCTTCCCATGCTTCATAATCATCAACGATATCACTGAAGTGTGCGTTGTTTTTTTCCACTGCTTCGATATAAGCCTTGAAATAATTCTTTGCATCCAGTGTTTGAGATGAGGTTGCATGATATTGGAATGGAGAATCCCAGTTAACACCACCAACTACAATGTTTGTGTTGGTGTCGGCTCGGTAATGGGTTGAGTTATCTAAGTCTCCTCCACCTACTCCGTCATCCTGAAGAAAGTTTGGAAATAAAACTCGCCGTGATGGTGGTAGTCCGCGCAAGACTTCTAGAGATGCGCTTACTTTGGCGGGTAAGGTTGGTAGGTTTGTATTGTCTGTGTATCTTCGTCTATCTCCAGCCAGAGCAATGTTTGGATCATAGTTTAGTCTGACCACTGGAGTAATAGATTTGTGGGTTGACCCAATTCCTGTTGGGTCCCACGCTATACCCCATACTGCATATGATGTGGAGTCTTCTGGAAAGGAACTAGAGTTCTGATGTGTTGCCTCTACGTATGTAATTCGTGGCATGTAGTTCCTTTCTTAGAGAGTGTGTGTAATTACTTTACCAGCTGCAAGTAGTGCAGCTAGTCGGCCGGTTGTATCCCGTGCACCGCAGCGCACAAGAATACCGTTAACGGCCTTGGTTGCATCGGCCTGTGTGGCAAAGCGCCCCAAGCGATACACCTGATTGATCTTGACATCTACCGATAGGTCCGCGTGGACATAGTAGTCAACGCTATTTACCGATGAGATGTTTGGGTTGGGGTTGCTTGAGTGAATACCTTCTAGACTCATTGCTGCATCCCTTCCTGCATGGTCTGCATTGCCTGTTCAGCAATAGCTGGGTCTTGCATAGCTGTTTGAGCCATGCCACCCATTGCTTGTCCGGCAGCCTGAGCTCCGGCTTGGGCAACCATACCCTGAGTGTTGTTCTTCATCTGCTGTTGAGTAGCTTCATCAGCCTCTTCCTTAACAGTTGCCTCGTCCTTGACCCACATACGTGGATCGAAGCCAAGAGCGGAGATGAGAGCAGAGCTATAGGCATCCCAGCGGAATGTCTTGATGGCCTCTGGTGGTAGGTTGCGGACCATCTCGCCCATTTGCATGAGCTTCTGTAGGTCTGAGTCACGGCTAAGAGCCTGTAGTCCGGTGATGATATCTACCGCGAGGGTAGAGTCTTCAGCGAAGAACTGCTCGGTGAGCCGCTGATCAAGTAGCTCGTCATCGAGCATCTGCACTAGGCAACGCTTGACGATTGGCTCCATGAGGGTGCGGGCGATGCTTGAGAAAGCACCACCAAGGATGGTCTCTAGCTCTGAACCGATCATGCGGACGGCAGTTGCCGTGACGCGGTCACCACTGGGGATGGCCTGACCAGTAGATAGGAACGCTTGGCCTACCTCACGACGCATGTTCTCGACAGCGGAACCCGCTGCTTGAACCTGTGATGTCATGGTGGTAGCTGGGGAGATCGTGTACACGTCGCTTTGACGGGCAGCAACGAAGGCGCCGTTACGGCTCTTCGCGATGTCGTCTACTTCGGTCGTGCCGGACGGGTCTACTGCAATCCAGAATGTGGATGCGGCAGCCAGTCCCTCGATCTGTGCGCGAGTGAACGCCTCGAGAGACTTGAGATCTCCGACGATGTCCTCGCAGTGGGAGCGGCCATAGTTCTCACCGGTCATTGCAGTCCAGCGAAGGACGGCGAATGGTGGAACGATGTACTCTCCGTGTCCTACCACGACTCCTTCCGAGTCTTCCTTATGGTACGTCCACAGATGAGTCTCCTCATTGTATAGATACTGACAGACTAGGGTACGGAAGCCGTTGATGTGTTCGATGTCACCAGTTTGGAACCGGATATCGTTTGGATCGACGACTTCGTACTCGAGGTGGAGGAGTTCAATTACTTCGCCCATCACATCACGCTGTACGACGAACTGGTCGAGGCGGTATGTGCAGAAAAAGTAGTCGTCATCCATCATAATGAGACTGTCTCCAGCTACAATCAATGACTGTAGTGCTTGGAAGACTGTCTCTCGTAGGTTAGTGCTAATTAGCTTTCGATATACCTGATAGCTCAGGGTCTCAAGATAGGCTGCAACCTCATGCGGTGGTGCCGATCCATCCTTCATGCCAAAGGCGAAGAAGGGCGAGTCGTTGAGGGGGATCAACGCACTCAGGATACGGGAACTTAGTGAGGTTACTCCACGGGCTGCGACGGAACTGTAGGTCTGAGGAAGCGATAGCTCCTCGCCCCAGCCATCCGGCGGCAACAGTAGTGGAATAGTTAGTGCAGCGCAGCCGCGTGAGCGGTTCATCTTAGAGAGACGCTGGCCATCAAGGATTCGGAACCTTGATAGTAGATTCACTTGGGTTTAGTCCCTTGGTTAACGACACCAGTACCTAGTGCGGTAAAGAAGTCGAGGTTCTTGATCCTTTGCTTCTTGCTTGAAGCGTCTTGTGCGTCTCCCTCGGAGACAGCCATAGCCTCCTGCTCCTTGATGTTAGCAATGCGAGCTTGTTCTTCCTTGGCTAGACGATCTTTCTCGTCAGCTGCACGTTGAATACGATCCTTCTCGTCTTGTAGTGCTTGCGCACGACGATAGTCTTCCTGCTCCTTTGCATAACGGCGCTCGTCAGCTAGAAGCTTTTCATGCTCCGATGCTGACATGCCTCCTGAAATCTTTGGTTTGCCACCCATTCAGGTGCTCCGTTTCTTGTTGGTCATAGTGGTCGCTCGATTTGGTCGGGACCCTTATAAGTGTTTAAGGTTTCATTAGCAATAGACATCTTGTCTACCTTCATCTGGTTAAAGCGCATGTCTTGGTATGCACGTGAGACATCACGTTCTTTAATCCGTGAATCTTCTGCATCCTTTGCTTGTTGACCGAATGCAACTACATCTGCTTTCCATGTGCTTGTCTCGAGTGTTCGAGCTAGGCCACTAACTTGGTTGTACGGATCAGGATTGTTTGGATCTGACCACGACATTCCGTTACGTACAAAGGCTGTGGACTTACCGATGTCTTCAACAGAGCGGCGTGTGCCGTCTGGGTTGTATAACATCCGAACAGATGGGGCTAGACCAGACATGGTGGTATCTGCTAATTCTTTTGCTCGTCGTTGAGCAGTCAAGGCTGGGTCCTCTGCCTGATTAATCCAGTTGATCATACCAAGAGATCGCCGCTTATCTTCGTCTGCCCACTTCTTATCTAGCTTTGCTTTGTTGAAAGCTGATAGTACAAATGGATTCTTTTCATAGACCGCATTAATACCAGTCAGATGCTTGTCGATGTTGGCTTGTGCTTCTGCTGTGCGGGCTGCGTATTGTTGTGCGACACCACCATAGTACGTCTCTAGGGTGGATGCTTCGTATACAGGGTGAGCCATAGCACGGAGGGCAGCTACTTCTAGCCGCTGCTTGGCAATGTTTGGATCACTTGACATGGCCCTTTTCCTTTTCCTGCGCTACGATGCGCTGCTCGAGTCGTGAGATGATGTCCATCTTGCCAGCCCAGTAGGCTGACTCGCGGGCAATCTGGTCACTTGTTAGACTTGGGTCGTACCGGCTCGGTTGAATCCACTGTTTGAGCAGGGGTATCCAATCGGGATCGAGATACGGATAGTTCATTGATGGTCCTTCCTTGCCGGATGACTGTTTGTTGAAGCTCCTCAAGGGCCCGCAGCATACTACTGAGGAGGATACCCTGTTCTGCGTCGTTCAGGGCTAGGCCCCGATCTACTTTAAAAGATAGGTTGGTTGGAATCATAGTTGTTTCTCCTTACTTGAGCTCGCAACCGCCAGCGGTGCAAGCCATTGTGTGTGATGATGTGGTCGTGTCTTCAAACTCGTAGAGGTGAAGCTGACTGAAGTCAATAACTGTGCGTGGAAAGCTGATGTACTGCTCTAGTGTGATGGCTTCAAATGGTGCCTGTTCGTAGGTGTGTTCGCTCTTGGGTAGGAACGAAACACCGCTGATGGAATCAAACTGATCGTATACACTAGCACCAAGGATCATGAACTCATTGTCCTTATAGGAGATGGTTACTGATGGCTTGTGATTGCAGTAGTACTCAGCATAGATACGCCAAAGAATAAGGTGGGTATATGCATCTAGTGTCTCTGCGGTACGTGCACCATCAGCCGCCTTCATTGGGAAGGAGAAGATGGCAGTCGAGGCTGGGTTCATTACACAGTCTTCAACAAGGATTCCCTGATCTTCCATCATGCGATAGAGTGGGTCCTTCTTGTCGATACGTACTCGACGAATGTAATACGACGAGTGTTGTGGGTGTAGTCCGGACGAGGAGCCAGCTAGACAGCTGGTTGTTCCTTCGGGCTTCACACAGGTAGTAGCGGTGGATGGGTTGATTCCGATCTTCTCTGCCCACTCCTTGTTCACCGTCACGGTGAGAGCACGAAGCTCTTGGAGGAAGTCGATTAGATCGGTTGGGGATACTGCGCCGGTCATGAATAGGTTGTCGAAGATACCGGTCATCGAGACACCGAGCAGACGCTCGTCCTCACTGTTCTGCTTCCACTCCTGACGGAGATACGGGAAGTAGGCCATCTTAGACTGCACGGTACCAAGGATGGTAGCCATGTGGATCTTCTCAGTGATTTGATTGAGTGTGTCTTCTGCTTTGACCACGATGGTGGATAGGTTACAGAACTGCATGGGACGGAGGATGATCTCCGAGCATGGGTTGGTACCTAGCTTGACGCCCTCGGGAACTAGGCGTCCTGCTTTGTCGCAGACTGCATTGAGCGCATCCCGGTTAAGGATACCACGCTCACCACTATAGGAATTGTAGAGTGATGTCCACTCTTCCATGAAGCGGCCTAGGGTTGGTCGTCCGTTATAGACGGCTGAGTTGTTTGCCAAGGAGCGGTACGAGTGGTTCTCGAACCAGTTGCCTGACTTGGCGTTGGACATCTCTCGGTCATCGAGATCGCTGAGTGAGATCATAGCTGAGCGTCGGACGCCACCAACGATGACTGACTGAGCGATGACGCAGCAGATGTCGTGTACCTCGAGGGAGGTTAGACGGCGGCCACGTGCCTTGTTGAACGAGGCTACGATGAACTTGAACACGGCCTCGAGTGGGCCGGGGCCAGAGGCTCGACCACCAAAGGTCTTAAGCCGTGCGCCGGCAGGGCGTACT